TTTCTACTTCTTGATATAATACTTCATTAAATGATTTAATAGTAACAATTCCAGTTACAGAGGAATCAGGGTAGAATTTAACTGCAACATTTGAACCATCAATAGCAGCACCAAATGTTCCTATTCCAGTTGTACTTCCGATTGATAAGAAAGGATATTGAGTAGAATAAGTATCTGTACTATCAGGACTTAATGTTAATATTTGATGTAATGCATAGGTTGCACCATAACTTACACTAACTAAAGATTTGATAGAGTTAGTTAATGTTGCATCTGCACTAAAGATTGTAGTTTCTCCAGTACCAACTGTAGAATTACCTGAGAAATATGCACTTCTTTCGTTACCATCTGCTTGAGAAGTTCCTATCTTAAATCTTAGAGCACCATCAGCATTAGATGTAGAACCAAATCCAACAGCATTCGCTCTAACAGTTACTGGAACAGTAAGTGGGTTTGTATATGATAATGTTAATTTTCCATTTGCTACAGATGCAACAAAGTTTGAGAAATCATTCCCACTAAAACCTTGAGCTGAATCTGAATCAACATAGTAATCACTTACATAAGTGTCAGTTCCGTCATGATGAACATATAATTCAGTATAGTTCTGAGTATACAAATCATTTGCATTTAAATGTAAATGAACGTGCATAGCATCAAAGTTATCAGAATCATATTCAAGTATAGTATTAGTAGAACCAACTCCTACAATAGCATTTGTAGACTGGTTCTTTATTAAACCAATAGATGTGGATGCTAGTCCAACTACGTTACCATTAAATGTATCTTTAATAAATTTAACATCATAATCAATATTGAATACATCATTAGGTGTAAATCTTAGAGATAAAGTATCAAACTCATCAACATTACCTTCTAATGTGGCAAATTCAAGTTCTGTCCAATTATATTCGTTTGTTGTTGTATTTGCTATACCTGTAGATGATAGATATCCTTTCTTTAAAGTAAATGCAGATTCAAATTGTGGATCATGAAGTATAATCATTTCATAAATTGCATTTTGTAAGTTATCGGTACTTCTAATTTGAACCAAATATCTTGCAAAGTCTTTTCCAGATTCATCTAAATCTATAAATGTATCATTTACATTTTCTTTGTTTGTAAATTGCTTGCTTACATCATCAATTACAAGAACTCTATTTGTTTTACAAATAATACTATCAACAAAACTCTTAAATCTAAACTCAAGGAACTTAGAAGTATTTCTACCTTCTATTAGTTGATTATCAGTATCTCTAGCTTGAGCAAACCCATAAATTGTATCAACTCTAGATTCATCTATTAGATCTGTAAATATTAAGGATTTTACAGTTGTTACTCCTATACCAACTGAAGTATTGGTTGACAATCCAACATCAACAAAGTTCTTTAAACCAGTCGTATGGACTAAACGATTAATTACATCTATTGAATCTTTATATTGAATAGGACTCTTAACTGAGTATGATAAATTTTGATAATAATCATTGTCAGGAAGGACTTGAATATCATTATTAAGTTCTCCTGTATTTTTCTTCCATCCTCTATTTGCTCTTACAGAGAAATCAATATCAAATTTAGCATCACTCTTGATAATTGCTTCTATAGTTCCACTTGAACCAGATTGTACTCCTCTAAGGGAATCTCCAGATTTTACTTCAAATTTTCCAGATGTTTTAATATAATCTGGTAAAACTGTAGTTACATTTAAGTCTGTTGGTTCTCCGTTAACAAATAACTGCTCACCTGATACAAATTTACTCTTACCTTGAGTAACTTTGAATACAGGGTAATTGGATCTCTTAACTATAGTTGCAAATGATCCCTGAGTAGTATCTGCTAAACCTGGATTAGTAGTTAAACCTGCAACACTAAATTTAAGTTTTGCTGGTATTAAATTTTCATAAGATATTACATCAAAGAATCTAAATCCATAGTCTTCAGAGTTAAATCCACTACCACCTATTCCATTTTTAGTAATTCCCTCTACAAATATTTGTTCTCCGACAGTAAAGATAGAAGTACTGAATCCAAGTAGAGGTGTAGTTAAGAAACAAGTAACTATACCACTACTTGAAGTTTGCATAGTGGATATTCCAACACCATTGCTATTATTAACAGTGAATAAATTCTTACTATTAAAATTAAGTCCAGATGGTTGTTCAAATATATTAATAGAAGAAACTGAACTAGACTGAACCTCAGTGGTTAATATACCATCATCAATTTTTTCTCCCGTAATTGAATCTACGATTGCAATATCAGGTGCTGTTGTGTAATTACTTCCACCATCGACTATTTCTACATCTGTTATTGTTAAATTAGATTTTAACTCAAGTGTAGATGGTATATTTGCTTCAGGTCTAAGAGATTTGTCTGTATTATACTCAAATGCTTGATCAATAACTCTTATTTCTTTTATCTTACCTACTGTTGGGGATTGAGCAAATAATATAGCATCAGAACCATTTAAAGTTGTAATACTTGAAATACCAGGCAATTGCTTATAATCATTACCTTCTGATACCATTCTAAGTTTAGAAATAGGTCCTGAAGCACTCTTAGAATCAGTACTATACTTCATAGTAGTAGTATTGTCTGGTGTGTAAACACTTAATTCAGGATCTTTAAGTAATGATATAACAAATGAAGTGGAAGCTACACCAACAACAGAGTATGTTCCATCATACTTACTATTATCAAATGTAATTTGATTAAAATCAACAACTGTTGAATCTGCTGTAGATATAAATCCACCTTTTTCCACATTATAGAATAATGGTTGTGTAGGATCTGGTACAACATCAATTAGAGCATCTGTATATGTTAATGTAAACGAAGCAGTAGATGTTACACCAATAGTTCCAACACCTGAAGTTGAGAATGTTGTTGTATTTGCAACAGATACAAATTGATTTTCAAATGTCTGATCAGTATATAAATTAAACTTAAATCCTTGTAATGTAGAATCTGATAAATCAAATACAACATTATTACCTTTAGTTGGGAATAATCTTGGGTTGATTGCTGATAATTCTTGTTCTGCCCCACCTGTAGATCCTATGGATACAATCTTAGGAGGTGATGCAATAGAATCATCATATGTAAGAGCAAGTTTGAATCTATTTTTATCAATCTTGTAAACATAGAATAAACCAGGTTCTAATCCAGTTGCTACTTCATCTGTAGCATTATAATATATTTTTTCCCCTGTTACGAATGGATGATTATTAAGTGTTATTATATTATCTAAAGTATCGATAGCAGTTGAAGTAAATCCAATAGGATCAATAATTAGTTTTTCTATATCAAAGTTATACTTAACTCTTACTTTTGTTGATGTTCCAATTCCAACAGATCTATTTGGTACAACACTTAATGAAATTTGATCATCTGGTTGTAAGTTATGTGCAGTTGATACAGAAACTACAGCATCATTTTTCTGAACTACGCATATAATTTTATTCTTAGTGGGTTCTAGAGAATATTCATAATTATCTGAACCATTGCTAAAGAAGAATAAACCATTTGTAGATGTAGTTAAACCAGATTGAGTTACAATACCAATAAAGTCTGAGGATTTATTAATAACAAAAAGATTTTGATCAGTATCTCCAATATCAAATGTTGCAGAAGATTCAGTATTCGCTACAGAAATAGAACTACCACCAGCATTTTTTCTTAAAATTACTCTTTCTCCACTACGGAAAGGATGATTGGGTAAGTAGATACTTTGGTTAGGAATTGATATATCGTAATTTCTATCTCCTAGAGGATATTCTATTGTACTTTCAATACCTGCAGTAGATCCAACACCAACAGATTCAGTAGGATTAAAGAATACTTTTTCATTTAGTGATGATTCAAAGAAAGGAGATTCTATTGGAATTTCAAATGTATTAGGATAAACAAATCCTCTAGTAGTAGTTGTATGTGCTGTGCCTGTTACACCTCTCTTTGCTCTAATTATGCCTCTTTCATTGAATATATTCAATACTGATAATACTTCTGTTCCAATACCGATTGTAGATCCAATTGATAATGAATTAGGTATACTAGAAACATAAATGTCTGTCATAATACCAGAAGAACCATTGGCAGGTATTTCTTGATATATGTTAAAGTTTTCTGTAGATATTGCGACTCTTCTCAATCCTGCAATCTGATCTACAAATGTTGATAAACCACTTATAGAAATTACATCATTAGTATTAAAAGTATGGAAAGGATCAACTTTAACTGTTATTTTATTAGTATTCCAAAGTAAAGCACAGTTTGTAAATTCTGAAACAGAAGATGCTATAGAAGTTACTGTTGCACCTTCTACTTTAGAAATAATTGCACTTGCACCACCACCATTAGTTCCTTCATTATCAAAATTAATTACATCGTCTACTTTATAGTTGACTCCAGCATTTCTAATATCCACACCTGTAATAGATCCTTTAGTAGTAGATTCAATTTCTGATTCTTGACTAAAGAAACTTTGAGATTCAATAATAAAATCATTTCTAGATCCAGTTATACCTAACTGATGTGGGAAAGTATTTCTAACTAACTCTGATGAATTTAAATCAAAACTTTGATCTTTATCATCTAATTGATTTAATGATCTAAATCTCTTACCTACAAAGTAAGGGAATTTTGGAGTAAATGAACCATCAGTTGTTATACCTGCAAAATATGCATAAGTTCCATTTGGATATTCTGGAGTTTTACAGAATCTTGTATTATGAACATCTAAATCTCCAGTAGCATCATATGTGTAATCTTCAATGAAGAATCCATCTGCAAATCCACCTGGACGATCTACAATAATAGAAGAATCTAATTTATAACCTGTTTGTAATGGTCTTACACCTGATGCAGTATCAAGAGGATCGCTATAACCAAAAGGACCGTAGATTGGATGTCCATCATAAGCATATCCAATTATTGGAGAGTGTGTTGTTCCTGTATCATTAAATTCTCCAGATGCTATTTCATTTGAATAAGATATATTAACATATTCCAATCCTTTCTTAAGAGTAGGATACAAATATTCAGATCCATGTCTTTCAGCATCATTTATAGTTAGAGATCTAACACTACTTGATAATATTGCATTTTTACCTGCTGATGTAACACTAATACTAGTTTTTGCTTGTGTATAATTTGTTCCTTCAGATATAACAACTACTTCTATAAGTTGACCATCTCTTATAATAGGACGAACTACTGCACCACTACCATCTCCAACTACGATTGCTTCAGGAACAGAGAAATATTCAGATCCTCTAGATCTAACATCAACTCTAATAAGTTTACCACCAACTACAACAGGATATAATGATGCACCTTTACCATTTTTAATACTAACACTAGGAGATCTCTCAAAGTTTAATGTTGTGCTTCCATATCCAGTTCCAGTTTCATAAAGATAAGCATCTATAATATTACCTCTAACATAAGGTGTTGCTGTGATAACCCCTGTACCTGCTGCACCGAACGAAACGTTAATGTTTAACTTTATGTCTGGATACTTGAATTGATGGAACCCAGACCCAACAGAGTCTAATTTAATGTATAACTTACTATCATAATTATCTCTAATAGTTCCCGCAACACCTGCATCAGCAACTCTAAACTGATCTTTACTCTTCTCAAAGATATAATATTGATTAGTAGTAACTAATCCAGATATAACAGTTCCTGAATTTTGATATTCTACTAAATCACCTTCTTGGAATCCATGATTTTTAAAGTTAACAAGATGATCTATAGTAGATATGCCAACTGGTTTAACACTTAGCTCTCTATTTTGATAATTAGAACCTCCTTCTATAACTCTAATTGATTTTAAAGTCTTCTTACCATTAAAAGTCCTAAATCTATGAATACCAGAATTAGAAGTAGTAGTAAACCCAACAGTATTAATACCAGTTTTGAAATCAGTTTCGGAGAAATATAATCTAATTGTTTTTGAGTTTACAAATTCTGCGATATATTTTGTATTCTCTATTAAAAATCTATTCTGATCTGCATTAGAAGCAGCAAATGTTCCTATCCCTAATGCAGGATTACCATTTGTTCGATATACAACTTCTTCTCCATCTGCAAAATTATGGTCTCCTAAAAATGTAATAGTTTCTGCAGTCTCTCCTATACCACCACCAAATGTTAATAATCTAGCATCAAAACTAGCACTTAAGAATGATTGCTCAACAACTGGTTCTAGAGCAACACCATTACCAGGACCTCCACCAGTTATACTAACAGAAATAACTTTATCTAATTCTTTTGTTTGAGGATCTACTAAAATTTTATCAACAGATCCACTAAGAACTGGTCTTACAAGTGCTGTTGTTCCTGATCCAGTATTTGCAACCTCCATAGTTGGTGGATTTATAACATCATAACCAGTTCCTGAGTTTACTACGTTTACAGATGTTAAAGGACCTGAATATATTTTATCTTGAGATTTGTAATTCTTAATCTCAACACCATTTATCATCATACCCACAGTTTCTGTGGTAGTATCTAATCCATCATTCTCTCTAGGTATTAACGGAAACTTTCTAAGAAGTTTTTGTGGTTCAATTTGTTTTTGATAAACAGATCTTAAAGTAAAAGTATGTTTTCCTCCAACTCCTACAACTAAAGGATCAAATTCAAGATTTAAATCTCCTTGGATAAAAGAGTTTGATGAATAAAGTTTAATTTTATTTTTATCGTTTAATACTCTAACGTAATATGATTTACCTGTATCTAATCCTGTGATTGCTACATTTTCTGGTTCATAAACAACTTCATCACCAGTTAAAAATGGAACGTCAGTAGGGAAATTAATAATAGAATATGCTAATTCTCCTGTATCTGCTTGTAGAGCATTAGTTTCAGTGTTTCCTGCACCAATAAAGGTTATAGCAGTTCCAACCACTATAGATGGTGTTGAGGGTACAGTATCTTGTCTAAATGTATAAGATGGAAGAGAGTTAGATGCGACATACATAAACTCTTCGCCATAAAATCCAAAGTCAAGATCTTCGCTATAAACGTTCTGTACGTCCGCAAATAAGTCTGAATATTGTAGAGGTACAAATTTACTTGTAGTCTTCTTTGGTACCCTTCTAAGCGAATGTGGAATGCTTGTATCAGTACTAAATCCAGTATAATCTAGTGTTACTTGTCTATCATTAAAATCAATAGCAGTAACTTTAGCATTTGTTAATTTTACCTCTTTATTACTATCGTTTATAATATCAACACGGTCATTTATTTTTAGACTTGCTTTATCAATTGAAGATTTTAAAGTAAATTGTTTTGCACCTGTATCAATACCAGAACATTCATAACTGGAACTAGTATTGTATATGAAAGAATTAGCAAATCTTTCCTTATCAGTTCTATCTGCTGCTGATACTGGATTATTAATTACATCTCCTAATTCTTTAACTGTTATTTTTTCATTAACTAATGCAAGACCTGCATCTTTTGCAAGATTTATATTTGATATTATTGCTGCTACTCTTAAGTTAACTGGTTTAGTGAAATCTCCATTTTCATAACCAAATATAATTTTGTCAGATCTAATATCAGCAGCTGCTGTAATATCATTATCAATACCAGAACAATTTAAAAATTGGTTTATTGTTTTATCAGTATATGTTATAGTGTTAATACCACTAAGAACAGTTCCAGTTGCATCAAACCCAACAGTAGAATCAACTGTAATTACTGAAGATCCAGCTGAAACATTAGTTATAGATTTTGTATTAGGAGTTACTTCAAAATCTCCTTCAATAAGATCTTTATTACTATATCCAATAAACAGTGCTAACTTATAATATGTCTTATTATTTCTAGTTAATATTTCAATTTCAGATACTGCTGCTTTTGTTCTAGGATTACTTTTACTATAAATTGTTTGTCCTACTAATTTATTAACATCTCCTGATAGTTTTTCTACTAAAACTATTTCTCTTCTAATATATTCTGCATCAGAGGGTTTTAATAGAAACTGTTCTAAGTCAATAACAGCAGGTGAAACACCAAATAAAACTTTGTAGAGTATTCTAAATGATTCTTCTGTACCTTTTGATTGATAAAAAGTTCTTGCTTCTTTAATAAAATTACCAGCATCCAATTCAGGTACGAAACCTACATCTTCTAAACCAGGTGTATATGAATATTTTATCTTCTTATAAAATTCTTTTAAAAATAAAGAACTTAAATTCTGTACTGGAGATTCATTAGTATGATCTGCACTAACCGATGTATCAAATACAAGTTCTTCTGAATCACTAAGACTATGATAAGACGTTATTCCACTAAAACCACGTATACAACCTGTAAAAGTATTTGTAGTTAAACCAGTATATGTAATTATTTCATCATCAATCTTAAGAAGTCCATATTCATTAGGAAATCCTCTTGTACTTTGAACAGTAATACTACTATCTGATGAAGAGGCATCTGAAGTAAGAGAAGTAACACCTACAATAACTTGTGGTGTTAACTGATCAAGACTTAAATACTGGTCAAGATTATCAACCAGGTCAACAGGACCTCCCTGATACTCCTGTGAACGGTAGTATTGCTGAAAGAATTCTACTGTCTTGGGACTTTGATCTAAAATATATTCAGGTAATTGTCCTTCTATCAGTTGGTGAACCTTTACTCTCGATTCGATACCAGTTTGTATCATATTTTATCCTCTTTTTAGCTCTCCGTTGCTATAACTAGATGTTACCTTAAATCCTACACCTGAAATCTTCTCTCCTGAAGATATAGTGTCCTTAATCATATTTATCGTACTTTTTGAAACATCAAACTCAAGATATAAATCCTTCAATCCAACTACATCATTAGATTCTGGGAATGCTTGAACTTCAATTATATCATCTGCTAAAACAGTACTGGTTATTAAAGTTGTAGTTAAAATTACTTCTCCTTTTATATAATCTACAATACCTGCAGATTTAATAACAACTCTATTTTCTCCAGTTTCTTCAATTGGTTTAACTATTGAAAGAACACCAGTTCTTCCATCTGTATTAGGAATATCTGTTAAGTAAACAATATCAGGTTCATTGATAATTCTAAATCCAGTACTTTTTATATTGAAACCACCACTATTTACATGGAATCTGTTTCCGAAGCATAATTCATACTGTGCTTCTTGATTTACAAGTGCTCTTAGGTTTCTTCTAATCCTTACTCTTGTAATATTAGAAGTTATAGAACGATCTACGTCATCAATTACGTTTAAAACCTTACTATATTTAAATCTTCCACCAAATTTACTTAAATCTACAGAATTTGAGTATGATTGGAGAGAATTTGAAACGTTTGTCTTCAAATTATCAACGTTTGTAATCTGAGATGAGTTAAAATAGACTGAAGAATCAACTTCAACATAAAGAATTTTAATATCAACAAGTTTTTGGTTAATTCCTGTTAATGCATAACTCTTTAATTTACTTAAAATAAAGTCTTTATCAAAATCTGATACAAAATCACCATTTTTTGGTTTGATGCTGATCCTAACAGTACCAAATTCAGGTGGTTCTAACTCTTCGCCACCAACAACTGATATAGATTCAGTGTTTGGGTAGATATTTTGTATGATTGCTTCATAATCTCTTGCTGTAACTGCTCTAAATTGAGCAGCATATAATCTTGGAGCAAAATATTTAACTGATTCTATGGGTTCTATGTCTGTTCCACTAGTACTTTTAGTAACTGTAGTTAATTGTGCTGATGTTACTGTAACAGGATTGTTCAAACTGTTTATAAATGTACCTGCAAATGAGAAATTAGCAGCTCCATTACCCAATTCTCCATCGGTAACGATGTAGGTTACTGTAATTTCTGCCCCATTTTCTAATTTTTTACCAAAAATACCATCTCCAAAGAGTAATTCATATTTCTCATCCTGTACTTCTTGTATTAAATATATTTCCGAATCAGATCCAACACCAATAATGTTATCAACAAGTGAATACTCTCTTCCAGTACCTGATTCCCCTACACCTTTTACCTTAACAACAATGGTTTGTATGTCTATAAATGGGTTATCAAGTAAAAAACGTTGATCTAAACTACCATCAACTGTAAATTTCTTCTTTAAAAGTGCTCCTTGATATATTAAAACTGGATCTTCGAGTGTACCAAAACTTGCTTTACCATCTACTACTGCTGTGGTAATAGGTTCTGGTATAGAAAATATATAAGAACTATCATCTGTAGCACCCACACATACTGGTCCTCTTGCTTCAAGGGTAAGTGTTGCTAAACTTGCTGAACATTCTACATCCAATCTTATACTTGCTCTTGAACAAGTTCTAGAACGAGGTACATATCCTATTCCTCTTGCCAAAGATACGACATTTTCCCTCAAAGTTGCAGAATCTAAGAAAGATTCATTAACAACCATGTTTGCATTGAAGGAGTTAATGTAAGTATTATATGCTAAAGTGTTTAAAAGAACCGAAAAGTTAGATCCCTCAAAATCAAAATCAGTAAAAGTAGAATTTGCTCTCAAATAATCTTTTAACTGTGTCTTGATTTGATCAAAATCTAAGTTTGTAAATTTAGTAAAAGGCATATTATCTTGTTGCTTCTAATAGGAAAGTATAATCTTGTGTTGGTGCAGATTCTCCGATCAAACTGAAGTTTACATTTACTTCAAATTGATTATCATCTGGATTTGCATCCACTTTAACTATTAAGTTGGAGATTCTTGGTTCAAAGTTTAGTATTGCTTCTGTAATTTCACGTTCAATTACTGATGCTGTAGCAAAATCAACAAAGTCAAATAAAGATCTACGAACATTTGATCCGAAGAGACTATCAAAAAATCTTTCTCCACGAATAGTTTGAACGATATTGCTTACAGACTTACGAATACACGCAGTATCTCTCAACATAGGTATATCTTTTGTAACAGGATGCGGTTCAAAAGATAGACTTATATCTCTAAATTCTCGTGATCTTAATTGGGATGCCATTTATACAATACTTCTTCATTGTATTTAGCATGTTTTTTACAATAAGTTACACGGATAGTGTTTATTGGGTTGTTCCCACCAAAAATGGAGGTCAAATTGGTCGCTATCGTACTGTAAAGACGTTAAATTGCACTTAAAACGACTATGTTGGCTCTCACAAAGTGCTACAGCATACAAATCAGCACCTGATGCCCTTGTCATTACGTTACATAACTCCATCAAATTATTTCCTTGCACTACACCAGACTGAACTAATACAAACTTATCCCATCTTCTCTGCCACTTCATAAAATTCTGTGTAAATTCAGTTAAATACTCAGTTTTGTCTTCATCTGGGTATGGAACGTTAACTGATTCAATATTAAATATCTCTTCATCCACTGTTAGACTATGAGAAATTATTTGTGTCGCAATTCCTGAGTAATCAGGAGCAACACACAGGAAACAAGTGTTTTTTGGATGAATTGGCATCTTTGCCATCTTCATTTTATACACTAATTCCTGTATTAATGCCCTTTCTTTATCTTCTGATATAAAAAGTAGTTTTTTCACCCTAATTCTGGATAATCTGTGTAATTTATACCATCAATTTGGGGACCTCCGTAGTTTATGCCATCAATTGATGGATCTGCAGTCACATAAAACTCAGATGCAGTGTTTCCGACACCTACTTCACCTACTAGATCCCAACCTGACGGATCATTATTCCTTTCTTTTGCTGTTTTCCAGTAATAATTGTCCTCAGAACCCAATCCATCTCTATCATGACCATTTTCAACCTGATAATACACCGTTGAGACCTTAAAATCGGGCACTTTTGGTGTTTCTGGGGTTAAACTGTTATCATATATCCTCATTCTGTTGTTAGGATAGAGTGCAAACTGCCCATTATCCAGTTCTAAGAGGTTAAAAGACTTATGTTCAGCAGGTTGTTCGCTAGTTGAGTAATCAATTGCGTCTACATCCTGATGATAGTTGTCTAAAGTACAAATATATGTACCACTTTGCGTTCCGAAGTCTCTTGTATAGATTTCATAGTGCATTGAACCCACAAATTGCTTCTGAGTTGCCACTACACCATAGTCCATACAGTTCCAAAACTGTAAATTATGCAATGTCATGTCTGGAGTTGGTGTTTCTGGGTCTGAAACAAATGCAGAAATCGGCAACTTATCAAACATCGCAGCATATTCGGGTAAATACGTCTCAAAATAAAAGGCACGACCAGGAATACTCTTAGCCGATACC